TTCTTTATGGGTGTCTAGTAGAGGCATATACTTTTCTTAAAGGCGACACAGATCTTCTTCAGCTTTATTCTGTTAGATATGAAGATGCCTTGTCGGACCTGAAGAGTCTTGGTGAGGGCTACAGTACAACGGATAGTTACCGCTCAGGCACGGTTAGGGGAGCTAGAAGCTAATGATGAATATTAATGTTTGTGAGGTCGGCACTGTTGTAGTTAAGACCACCAGTAACAAAGACTTACCCAAAGAAGCAAATACTCAAGAGGTTGATGTAACCAAAGACCTCGAGACCAAAGACTTAGAATCAACACCGAGGAAATCGTAATGGCTATTACACAGGCAGTTTGCACATCGTTTAAGGTTGCTCTTCTTGATGGAGAAATGGACTTTAGCAGTGATACAACGGATACGTTTAAGATTGCGCTATACACTTCTAGCGCAACACTAGGAGCAGCTACTACAGCTTACACAGTAGCAGATGAAGTTAGTGGAACCAACTACACTGCTGGCGGGGAAGATCTTGTGATATCCGCCAACCCATCGTCATCTGGCACTACAGCGTTTTTGGATTTTGCAGATGTTACTTGGTCGGCTTCAACAATTACGGCTCGTGGAGCGTTAATCTACAAGTCTGGCGGAGGAGATCCTGCGGTGGCGGTTCTTGATTTTGGGTCAGACAAGTCCTCCACATCTGGTGACTTTACTATTATCTTCCCAACAGCTGATGCAAGTAACGCTATTATTAGGATTGCGTAATGGCTCTAGTTCTTGCTGATCGTGTAAAAGAAACCACCACCACGACTGGCACGGGCGATATATCTCTTGGTGGAGCGGAGACCAACTTTGTTGCGTTCGGTACCGCCTTGTCTGATGCGGATACAACTTACTACGCTATTGTAGATGATGTTAACGCTGATTTTGAGATAGGCATAGGAACATACACATCCGGCACAGACACACTTTCTAGAGACACAATACTAGATAGCACCAATGCCGGATCAGCGGTTAACTTTGGGGCTGGTGTTAAGTCTATCTTTATTACATACCCTGCGGAAAAGTCTGTTCGTGTTGGTGGTAATGTATCAGATCTGACAAATGACGCGGGATATTTTGCGGGTTTTACATCAACGGTAACGGCTACTGGGGTTACCGCATCGGCTGGGGAACATGTTCATGTTACCGCAGCAACCCAAACGATTACTCTTCCTGCAAGTCCTAGTGGTGGCGAGCGAGTAGCAATAAGTGTTGGCGATTTTACTGATACCGTTGTTGATCGAAATAGTGAAAATATAATGGGTCTGGCGGAAGACTTTACTATTGATGTGGCAAACATGGGTTTAACCTTCATATACACAGACGCAAGTAATGGTTGGAGATTATTGTGAGTACATTAACAGGATTAATTAGTTCTGGCGGTGGCGGCGGTATTGATCAAGATAATTATTTTTATTTCATTGATAAAAGCGGTACTTTTTCAGCGCCGTTTAGTGGTGAGATAGATATTTACTGCATAGGCGCTGGAGGTAGTGGAGAAGCCGCAAAAGATGTAAATAGTGGGGGGAACAAAGCTGGAACTGGTGGAGGCGCTGGTGGAACAGCAATTAAAAAGTCTTTAGCCGTCACTGCCGGGGATACCTTTACAATTGTTGTTGGTGCTGGAGGAACAATAGGCGCTCATAATAACTCTCCTAATGCTAATGCAGGCGGTTCAACTTCAGTTAATTCAAATGATGTTACTTGCGCTCTTACAGCAAACGGAGGCGGTGCAGGGCAAGTTGACGGAACAGGAGCTTCTGGTGGGACAGGCTCTGGCGGTGATTTAAATTTTACTGGCGGCGACTCTGGATTGGTAAATTTAGATGGTACAGGTAACTATAAACCGTGGAGGGCATCAGGAGGGGGCGCAGTAGGTCTTGCAAGTAACGGATTTTCTTCTGGAAGTATAACTGGTGGCGGTAATCGACCGGGGATGGGCGCAACAGGTGGAGCGGGCCTTGGAGGTTCAAGTGTTAGCCTAAGTATAGGTTCAAATTCCAGTGATTTTTATGGAGTTAGTGGAGGTGGCGGCGGTCTTGGTGAAGGTGGTGCAGCTTTAACTGGTAATAGCAATAACGCTTTAAACCTTACTTCTGAAGGTGGTCTTGGTTTTTTTGATGCGGATACAACAAGACCCTCAACCACTACTGCTTATTTCTATGGAAGGTCTGAGGGAACAATAGGCGTTCTGTATGGCCAAGGTAGTAACAACAACGTTTCCACAAGTGACGCTGGCATAGGAGGCGGTGGAGGTGGGTCTTATTTAGCAAGCAATAATTCTGGTGATGGAGGTGCTTTCGCTGGAGGGGGTGGTTTTCGGGGCACTTCTAATGCTGTGGCGGGCTACGGCGGATATGGCGGCGGAGGCGGTGGCGGTTTAGAGTGCTATCCGGGAGCAGGCGGTAGCGGCTGTGTTATTGTTATTTATAACAGTCTTTCATAGGGGGCATTATGATAGATAAAGACTATGAAAGAAAACGATTAAATCCTCATTATGAAGTGTTTGATGAGAACGGTAACCTTATAAACACAATTGTTGCCGATGAAGACTTTGTTAAAGCAAATTTTTCAAGTTATAAATTGCTCCCTTCTTTTAGAAATCCTAAAAAAGAGATTGCTTGGCGCAATGAAATGTTAAATCAAACTGACAGACTAATAACTTTAACTGATTATCCTTACAAAGAAAAGTTAACTCAGTGGCGGCAAACCCTAAGAGACTGGCCTAATACAGAAGATTTTCCAGAGACTCGACCAGTTTCGTTTGATAACCTCCTTAAACAAGAATAGGATTTTTAATGCCAAACTTTATATTACAAAAAGAAGGGTTGTTTACTCAAGAGTATTGCGACAAAGCAATAGAGGCTTTTGAAAAAGCGGCAGCTGCTGGTAATGTTATTTCTCGCCAAGCTAACAATGAAGGCAATAGGTTGCGAAAAAACGACAACGCTTCGTTTTTAATTCAAGAGACAGAGCCAGAGGTTCTTGATTTAATGCCCCAGTTCAATAAAGTTTTTTGGAGTGAGGCTTACCCAGAATACGCAGAGCAGTTTGCGATTTTAAATGATTGTGACCCTCATAAAATATGGACACACAAGCTACAGAAAACGCTGCCTAGCGAGGGATACCATATTTGGCACACTGAAAACATGGGGAGGGGCAGCTGTCATCGTTTGTTAACTTATATTCTCTACCTAAACGATGTTGAAGAAGGTGGAGAAACAGAGTTTCTTTATTATGGCAAGCGTATTAAACCAACAGCAGGGACTTTGCTTTTGTGGCCAGCAGGTTTTACTCACGTTCACAGAGGCAATCCTCCATTAAGTGGTGAAAAATATATCATGACAGGATGGGTGGAATACTAAATGTTTTCATCTGGCGCATTTAGTACGGCACCGTTTGCGTCAGAGTCTGCAATAAATGTAGACGTTAACATAACAGGGCTTTCGGCAACATCTTTCGTTGGCGATGAGTCTATTATTATAGATGTTTCCTTTCAGGTTTCTGGCAACACAATAACGTCCACGGTTGGTGATGTAGCTGTAATAAACCCTGTAAGAGTTACCGGGGTTAGCGCTTCAGCATCTGTTGGAGATGTTGTTGCATCTGGCGGTGCAACAGTTGATGTTACTGGAAGTTCAGTAACAGTAACGCTCGGCGATGAAACTATTGTTATTGATGTTGGCGTTAATGTAACTGGTGAAGCTGCAACAGCTTTTGCTGGATTTGTTGATGTCAACACAGAAGCAAATGTTGATGTTACCGGACAAGAGGTTACTGTAGGTCTAGGCACGGCAACTGTATCTATAAGTGTACAAGCAAGTGTTACTGGTCAGGAGCTGTCCGCAAGTGTTGGCTCTGTTGCTGTCGAGGGTGACGCAAACGTAAGTCTTTCTGGTGTAGAGCTAAATATATTTACAAATAATGTTCTGATTTGGAGCAGGGTCGTTGATGATCAAACGCCTAACTGGCAGATTGTAAATGACACCCAAGCAACAACTTGGAATAATGTGATTACTTAAGAGGTTATTAAATGGCAACTCAATACACAGACATACTTAAACTTGCATTGCCCACCACTGGTGAGCTTGATGGCACATGGGGTGATGTTGTTAACAACAACATTACCTCTATGGTTGAAGAAGCTATTGCCGGCCTATCGACTATTAATACTTGGACGACTGACTCTCATACCCTAACAACGGCTAATGGAACAACTTCCGAGTCTCGAGCAGCGATACTTGTATTAACAGATACGGGAACCGCTCTTACTGGGGCTGGAGAGTTAATATGTCCAGACAAAAGTAAAGTTTATATTGTTAAAAATGATACAGGCCAGACAATAACCGTTAAAACATCAGCCGGGACTGGCGTTGATGTTGAAGATGGAACAGTAAAAATTGCAACTTGCGATGGTACAAATGTTTTTGAAGCTGGTGGATTTAATGGTCAGTTTGCTGACGGCTCTGCGGCCGCCCCTTCAATTACCTTTGCTAGTGACACTGATACAGGGTTTTTTAAAACAGCTAGCAATACTATTGGTTTTACTTCTGCTGGTGTTTCAAGAGGGCTTGAGTTTGGCCCTTCATACTTTTACTTAACTCAAGGCATTACTCCGGGCGGTGGTGACTATTTAAGATCAGACATACTACCTCGTCTTGAAATGAACAGAGAAAGCTCTCCCAGTAACTATAAGTTTTTAACATTTAAAGCAGACGGTAGCGAGGTAGGAAGTATATCTGTAAGCACCACAGCCACCTCATACAACGTCTCATCAGACTACAGGCTTAAAGAAAATATAGTCCCTATTGAGAGCGCTGTAGCTCGTATAAATAGCCTGAACCCTGTAAGGTTTAACTTTAAGAGAAATCCAGACGTAACTGTTGATGGCTTTATAGCACACGAAGTAACACCTATAGTGCCTGAAGCAATCTCAGGAGAGAAGGATGCTGTTGACGAAAACGGCAACCCAGAATATCAAGGTATTGACCAAGCCAAACTAGTACCCCTACTAGTAGCTGCTGTACAGGAGTTATCTGCCCGTGTTGCTGAGTTGGAGGCCAGTTAATTATGGAACAATCTTTCATCAATATGCTCGCTGGAGCAGTCTCAGTCCTATTTGGTTGGATACTTAAGACCGTGTGGGACGCTGTCAAAGACCTTCAACAAGCTGATGATGAGCTGATTGATAAGGTTAACAGAATTGAGGTCTTGGTTGCTGGAGAGTATGTCAAGCGAGAGGACTTCAGGGCTGACATGGATCGGTTGTTTGATAAGCTGGACAAGATAGACAAGAAGCTCGATTTAAAGGCTGACAAGTGATTGCAGAGCTTGCCGCGTTCAATGCCGCTTACTCAGTCGTAAAAGAGTTTGTAGCCAATGGCAAGGATTTGACTGACTGTTTTAGTTATATCGGTCAGATGACTACAGCGAAAGAAGACCTTAAGTTACGTCAAGCAAAGAAGAACAGTTTTACGAGTGACGCTGAAGAGTTTGCGGCACTTGAGCAGATCAAACAGGCTGAAGACGAACTAAGAGAATTGATGCAATACTACGGTCGAGCAGGTTTGTGGGATGACTTTGTTAAGTTCCAAGCAGAGGCTCGCAAAGCTAGGCTTTTAGAACGTAACGAGAGAATCAAAAAGATCAATCAACGCTGGCAGTATGCAAGTATTATCGTTGCTGGCTGTCTTGGACTTATAGGCTCTTACGCTATTTTCGTGATAGCCAGAGCGGTTTTAGGGAGCTGACATGTGGCAGTTATTAATCGTCTCGGTAACTGAACTAGTCGGTGGACACTTCAAGCGTAAATCTGAAGAGAAACAAGCACAGCATGAGCGTAAGCTGGAAGTTATCAAGCATGAGAGCAACTGGGATAATATACAGGCTAGCAATTCTGGCTCGTCTTGGAAGGACGAGTGGTTTACGTTGCTTTTTTCTATCCCTTTGATTATGGCATTCGTGCCAGAAATGGTACACATTGTGAAGGCTGGCTTTGAGGTATTGGAAGGAATGCCAGACTGGTATAAAGGATTTTTAGGTGCAGCGGTTGCTGCATCTTTTGGTATTAGAGCGTTGTCTAAGTGGAAGTGAACTATTTTTCTGACAATGAATTACGGTGCCAGTGCGGTTGTAATGAGCTAATTTTCAACTCTGCCGTTAGGGTTGCTCTTAATACAATACGAATGGAGTATGGCAAGCCAATGGTTGTAACCAGCGGCTACCGATGTCCGAATCATCCCATTGAGGCTAAGAAGTCTAAACCCGGTGAGCATACTACTGGCATGTGTGTAGACATAGCCTGCTCTGGATTTGATGCGGCAGTTATAACAAGTTTGGCGCTAAAGTATGGCGCAACAAGAATAGGCTGGAACCAAAAAGGAACTGGCAGGTTTGTCCATTTAGGGTGGTCAACCGATTATCCCAAAGGAACGTGGACATATTAGGAGATCAAGATGAGTCAAGGCCCGATGTCAAACAGCCCATCTAAGGG